ATGTGCGGTCGCATCGTCCAAAAGTCTGGCCCGCAGGATTACGTCGAGCGCATCTTTACCAACCTGGGAAGGATATTCGATGATCCGGTCGGGCCTCGCTATAACGTGGCGCCTGGGACTCGTCCGCTCACGATCCATTGCCTGGACGGGGCTGAGCAAATGATGCGCCTGCCCTGGGGTTACCAGCCGCACAACTCCAAGCATTTCATGGTCAATGCCAAGCTCGAGACGATCCAAAAGAATGGTTGGCCGTGGAAGATGTTGATTGGCCGGGGCCGCATCCTCGTTCCCGCCGATGGTTGGTACGAGTGGAAACCGCTCACAGACGACCCGAAGCCGCCCAAACAGCCCTACTACATCCACGGCGATGGCCCGTTATTCTTCGCAGCCCTGACGGCTTGGCGTCCCGGTGACGAACTGGACAAGGCTCATGGGTTCGCCATCGCAACGAACGATTCCCGGGGCGGGATGGTGGACGTCCACGATCGACGCCCAATCGCGCTGCCTGCCGATTTAGCGCGCCAGTGGATCGCCCCTGATCTGCCGGTTGACGAGGCCAAGGCCTTGCTGGCCGCGGGCCTGCCCGAAACCGCCTTCACGTGGCACCCGGTGCGGCTAGAGGTCGGCAGCTCGAAGTATGAACTGCCAGACGCGATCGAGCCCGTACCGGCTATCGAGGGCGAAAATTAGGGGACATGGACCTGATTTCTGGCTGGAATATACTGGATGAAGCTACAGTGTTTTCAGCCATGCCAGAATCGAAATATCCCCCCATGACTCGCGACGAGTTAAGCGAAATCATGCAGCGCCGCCTAGGCGATCCAGACATTATGAAGCTGCTGCGGGAGGTATCGCGGCTGCGGGCTCACGCGCGCCAGACTCACTATGTCTACCGGATGTGGATTAATGATCCGAACTCCATGGCAATCGTTTGCGCGGAAACGCACCTCCGGCAGCTAGATAAAGAGCCGTTCGTCCGGGAAGACGACGAGGACGAACGGGCAAAATCCCACATTCCGGGGACCAAGTATTACAAGCCTAAGCCGGTCAAATAGCCCGGCCCATACGGGGTAACATGTGATTACCATGATCTACCCTATCCCCGAATACCTACAGGACACCCGCGACGGCAATGAATGGGCTATAGCAGCAATACTTAGCGACCGCGTTGTCGGTCTGCTCCATCTAGCCAATGTAGCGTCAGACCTTGTCGAGCATCTGGACACGCCTTCCGCTGAATTCATCGTCAAACGATGGGTCCAGACAGCGCCGGCCGATTTACTTGAGCTACAGGCGCTCGGCAATGTGAGTGCCGGCGTCATTACTGCCGAGGGTTTTGAAGAGCGGTGGAAATTGGCCGAGTGGCGGCCTCTCGATCAGTTGCCCGAGGACTCTTAGACTCCAACGATAGATAAGCAGGCAACTTTGGCGTTTCCCCTAAATTGACCATGCAACATATTTTCAGCTACTAAGCATCTATTATCGACCAAGGGGAAAAATCATGTCCTTTACCAAAAATTGGGTCAACCAGCAGGAAAACAAGGAAGAACTGCAGGACTTAATGAAGGCTCTTGTTGAGGAGGGAGGGCTGCAACGTGCGAGCGAAGGTATCGCAAAAAAGCTGGCGAGCACCGGAGATTTTCAAGAGCTCTCAACAGACCAAAAGAGCGTGTTTGACAAATATATCCAACCAAATTTGGTCATTAATTGCGCAAACCCAGATTGCGAGAATGAAATAGAGATGCATCTAGTGGCCGATGCTATTCGCTACGGCAGAGACGACGCTCTATGCGCACATTGCAATTACGTAATCAATGACATGCCGGATAACATGTAAAGAAATTACGGGTTTTTAGAACTGAAAATCCATCAAATCACATAAATTATCTGACTGCATCGTACGCCCTCTCACACATCATGCCCGCTATTCGGGCACGGTCTGCAACTTTTGCAAGTTCTGCAGCTCGGTCGCTAACGCGGCTGAGCATGTAGGCAAGCAGATCGACGGCGTTGGTCCCTGCCGGGCCTCCGTCGGCAGCGACGGGATCGCGGGCGACTGCGGCTCTAGCCAACGTGTTTGCGTGCTTGCGCAGCCTGCCAAGCTCAGTGTGCACACGGTCAGCATCAGCCGCCGCAACACGGGCTTTCTCTTGCGCTTCATCACGGGCTTTCTCCACGGCGGCAGTGCGCCGCCTTTCTTCGGTTCGCGCGGCCTCGACGGCTGCAACGGTGGCTTGCGCCTGGTCGTTCATGGTTTGGGCGTGTGCCGCCTCTATATTTGCGATCCGCGCTTCGTACCGCCAACCCTGAATGACCCACGCGCACGGCCCTACCAAGATCGCAGCGACCACAGCAACGGCGGCATAGCCCTTCCAACCCGCCAGCGCCTTAATTGCCTTCTCGATCATGATCCACCCAACCAGTCAGGAGGATCTTTGGGCTCGACAGGCTGAGGCGTGACCGCTTCTTTCACGTCTGCTACAGCCTCGCTCGCCTTATTGGCTGCGGACTTCGCGGTAGTTGCTGCCTGACGAGCCGTCGCGCCAGCCCCCGCGGCAGTTTTGGAAGCGCCTTCAGCCTTGGAAACCGCCTCTTGCGCGGCCTGAACGGCAGCGTCAGTCTTTGCCACCAATGGGGGCAGTCGCTGCTCAATGATCAGCATCAGTTGATGGTTTATATCCTGCATCCGCTGAATCTCCGACTGGGTCGATGCCACAACCTGAGCCTCCCTGTCGTCGGAACGGAGTTTGGCCAGCGACCAGCCTGCTAGTAGCCCTCCCGCTGCCACCAGGCCAATCATTAGGCAAACTAGCCACGCCCAGCGGCGGCAATCAATTTGTTTGTCCGGATGCGGTTCCATCTAGTGTCTCCTTCTTGAGAGATTCCAAGGTAGCGATGCGAGACTGCAAGGTCTGTATGCGCGCTTCTGCCACGCTAATTTGCTGCAGCAGCATATCGATTCGAGCTTGCTTGGCGCCGTCTTCGCTTAATGCTCGATTGCGTTCCGCATAAGCCTCGTCTAGCCGCTGAAGAAGGTCACCTATAAATGTCTTTTGATCGCTAATGATTGCCTTAAGACTTTCCACCAGTTGCTGTATCTGCTCGATTGAGTACACTGCTCCACCGGCCGAAGCCTCTGCCACACGATCACGCCGCATGACTCCGCGTACCAGCCAGATCGCGACGCAGACTATGACGGCAGAACCGCCAGTCAGCCCGAGCGCGTTGACTAGAGCATTGCCCTGGGCCCACCCACTAACAACATCAATTCCGCCGTCCATCAGCCCCCCAGCGCAGCGCGAGCCGCCTCAAACCTGCGTTGCCGGTCCTCCCACCCATTGGGCAGCCCGTTTTTGTTCTTGCCATTGACGCGGATCGACAGCCGTAAAAAATCGCCGGTATCGGCGATCTCGTTGCAGCCATTGTTTTTCCACCACCAGCCACTACATCGGGCTGCGTCGACTGGTCGCTCTAGCCATTCGGGATGATTGACATAATCCACGCCCAAGCCGTCAGAAACCGCCTGGTAATTGGCCCTGCCGGTAATCTGGATCAGGCCGCGCCCTCGATACCTTGAACCGTCGCCGGGCTGACTATTGCCGAGGTCTGCCCTACCCTCGTAACGCAACTGTGCCGGCGTCGGCCCCCAGATCTCGTGCGTATGCACGAAACCCGCCGACTCGTGCCCGATGGTGGCGATATACATCGCGGCACGCAGAGGCGAGACGATCGCGAACTCCATCATTGATCGCTCTATTGCGTCATACCACTTGGCGGCCATAGTAGGCGAGAGCATGGCCGCTTTTGCAAAATCAGACTCGCGCATCAAAACTCCAGACGTAAAAAAGCCCGCCGAAGCGGGCTCTTCGTTGTTACAGGTCATTCAGTCCGACGCTCGGGCCAAACCCCGTGCGGACACTATTGACAAGGGCCCCCAGCGCACCACTTGGGGGAACGGTGTTGTAGATAGCCACCATCCGAACGCGACACTCGCCGCTCAGACTGCCGCTATGCGTGGCCCCGATTCGCAAATTGGCGGAGAAACTAGTCCGAACTTCACCGAGGGCCGGATAATTACTGCTTGCGTTTGCACCGCCCTGTCCTAGAACCGCCGCCCCTGAATTGTCTTCAGCCTTGAACGCAGCCCCAATGATCGCCCAGCCGCCGGGGAGATTCCGGGTGACCGTAGGACCGCCCGATGGCGCAGCATCTGCGCCGTTTCGATCTCGAAATAACTGCGTGTAAAGACTCGACCCTGAAATTCCGACAGAGACTGAGTCGCCTCTTGAAAAAGGGGTGCCCGCCTGCTCAGCAGAGGAAAGATTCGACACCACTGCTGCGCCGCCACCATCCAGCTTTTGCGCGACGGCAAGAATGGTCATGTCGGCGGTGCTGGGCAACTGCGTATCGAAATAAGCTTCTGGACCCACGCCAGCCCCATCGGTCGAATAGTCGGGAGAACCGACAACAAGCAGTGGTAGATTAGGGTTCACGAAATTTCGGCTCGACATCGAGTCACTGGTCCCAAGCACATACAGACCCACCAGCCCCGTCGTGTAGGAAAGCTCAGGGGCGCTGAAGTCGCCCAGCCAGGGGAAATTCAACGAAGGGGCATCGACGCCAAGTTTCAGATAAGCCATAACTCACACTCCAAGTGTAGGAAGAATTTGTTGACGCACGAAGCGATGTGCTCCGCCTTCGCTGACATGAGCACCATCTGCCCACTGACCCCGCGAGTTCTCGATGCTGAAGCTATCCCAGGCGTCAAAGCCATTGATGAACTCCACTTGCCGAGCCTTCGCCGTCTCCCAGGCTGCGTCGCGGTAGCGGATGAGCGGGATCACGGTGGAGCCATTCGACTTCATGGGAACGGCTACTACGGACCCGCAGTCTGCGTTCGCTGAACGGTAGGCATCGATAAGCATCTCGTGCGCAGCTTTAAAGCTTTCGATGCTCGCCCGCGTCCGGCGGAAATCGTTCGTGCCGAGAATCTGCACTGTGACGTCTACATCGAGCGCCGCCGCAAAAGGCTGCACCCAATCAGCGAATGTCATAAAGTCGTAGCCGGTCGCTCCGCCCTGCCCGACCTTCAGCACCTCGACGCCGACCGCCGTGCTATCGCGCAGCAGTTGACCGAATAGCGCCACCGTGCCAGACACCCATTCCATCTGCACCGTATGGGCCGATCCCGTTGCAAGCGCAATCACAGTCGACTGAACCGCAGCACCAGCTGGGTTTGGCGTCACCGTCGTCCACGCGCCTCCGTCAACGCGCCATCGGAATGAGCCGGTTTGCGCGCCGAAGAACACGGTGAACGTGTCTCCGTGCACGAGGTTGCCAAACGTGATCGCATCGCCGGCCGTCGTCCAATACAAGGCGAACCCGTCTGGACCGCACCCCATAGGAGGGCCTGGCTGTGGGTCGTTTGTTGCGTCGAAAAGTGTGCCGCCCGTACGCGAGCCGGTGACGCCATCAAGATAGTATTGAGGATCGAAAGACAGCCAACCGGTCCCCGCTCGGCCAAACTCCGCGTGCAGTACAGCAGCCAGCGCCTGGGTTATGGTCAGATGCTCCGTCCAACTGTCGCCCGTCAGAAGGATGCGGGCCTGACCCACGCCCGCTTTGACGAGCCCAAGCTTGGCCAGCCAGCGGCGCAACGATGAACCATCTGTGCGCAAAGGCAAATCCCGATCCAAAAAAGTCGGAACTGACGAGGCCGAATCGTTTCCAGCCGTAGCCTGGATAGCTTGCGTGAGCCGCGGGCCGAACCCCATAGCGTCCAAAAGTCCGCCGTCTAGCCAAACAGGGACCCGCTCATTTGCATAGCTCGCGAGAGCGGCGATGCTGCTCGTTCCAATGCTCTCACTGATCGCCGTCCTTGACAGCGCTTTGGCGGCTACAGACAAACGCGGGCCAAGGCCCATCGCATCCAATCTGCCCGCATCCAGCCATACCGCTACCCGTTCGTTGTCGTAAAGCGCGACCGCTACCGAGGCTGGCTCCATGGTTTCAAATCCCAGACCGCCTTGGAGCTCAGCCACGTCAGCCTGTTTAGCCGGCTGCACCTCCGCCCATTCCCATCCGGCCGCCGTCATTACCCAGTCGCCGTTCTTCTCTGGGTCGGCGTCATTTGTCACCCGCCCAAGCGTGCCAACCGGCTGCGAGGTGTCGTCCACCATCCGTTTATCTGATGGGCTGTCGTAGCTGAGGTAGGTTTTTCCGGCAAAATCAATGATTGCCGTTGTGAGCCCTTCATCGCGCCAATCAATTGCGGGTTTCAAGGACGTGATGCGATAGGCGTCCGCCAAAGCATAGAAGTACGCATACCCATTCTCATCGGCCGTGACAGTGCCCGTTGGATATGGATTCGTACCGTCTCGATCACGATAGATAGTCACCAGCGCCTGATCGGACTCACGGCGAATAGTCAGCACAGCACCAGGTTGAACATTCCCCTGGCGATCAACAATGGTCTTTTGCCAACGAATTAGCATTGGTTCACCCAATAAAAAAGCCACCCGAAGGTGGCAATAAGCAAAAAGAAACCCGCTCTAGGCGGGTTATCTGATGGGGGCAAAAACGATAAATGACCCTGGCATGGTGATGACTCCGCCAGAAGGCCGTTCAAATTCGATTCGGAAATCGTTGTTTCCCGCAGAGACAGGGGCCAGCGTCCATAGTTGCCTATCCGCCACCTGGTCTCCTTCAATCAATACATTCGAGCCGTGGTAAAGCCGCACCCAGCGACCAGCGACGCCAACACCCGACCACTGCCCCATCACTACGGCCATATAGGTGCCCGGCACATCAATAGATACCGCCGAGAAGCTCGTCCCCGAGGATTCGCCGTAAGTCAGGTTGAAAGCATCAGAGCCGAATCTGGTCGCAGCCCCCGTAAATAATTTATCGAATGAAATTGACGTATCGCCATATGCAGGATTCTGAATTCGCGGCGCGCCCGCGTCCCCATTGGCAATCGCAATCGGATTGTCACGCAGCGCCAGCCCATCGACGGCGCGTATCGGTTTACCGGGCTCAAGAACCGAGTCCGGGATAGCAGTCCATGCCATGTTTTAGGTCCAGTTAAAACCAGGATCGCCATCGACCCGGCCATTTTCATCGGCCCACCATGCGCCGGTGAACTTCTGCTCATCCGTCGCATTTTCATAGGTGGGTGCATCGGACTCCATCCAGAGGCCAATGCGGTAATTGATCGAATACTCGAACACCTCGAGCTGGTACTCCGCCTCATGTCCAGGTGTGGTTTCCTCGGCGCTGAGAATCTGATAGCGAGTCTCTAGCGGGGCGCCGGTGTCATCGACGACGCCTCGGTGCAGAATATCCACCACGTCGCCCGTCCACATCGCGCGATCTTTGGCATCCACGCTGATCGTGATGTAACGCGGATTGTTCCGGTACCGACTGAGTAGACGCGCTGTCACATTGACCGCCTGGGCATCGCTGTGAAGCCAGCGCGAGTAGATCTTGCGGATCTTTTGCTCGCCGTACTGCTGTACCCCCTCGGCTTCCAGGTCTGCCCGAACTCTCAGCCGCCGGTAGTTGGATTCCTTCTCCAGGTCCTCGGTTGGGTCGCGTTGCCCCCAGTACACCCAGACCTGCGAAACCCGACCTTTCGGATCTTGGGTGACGGTTGCGCTGTCTGCGATGATGTTGGCGTTGTCGTTGATCTTGGGAACAACCTGAAACACTGGAGGCTTGATGGCCTCAAGCTTAATCTTTTGCTGCCGCTCGTCCCACCAGATGAAAAACAGACATTGCTCTGTGATCTCCGACAGCAGGTCAGTGATACCCGTCGGCTCAGTAATCAGGCCTGTCAAATCGAACTGCTGAAGCCACAGCGCCGCCTCGTCGGCCCACTCCGCCTTATTGATCCACTCCGTCGGAACGTCGCCATATTCGGTGAGCCATTCATATGCCAAGTCATCGACTCGGATATTCACGTATCGCAAACATATCTGCACCCGGTCACCCGCCTCGTGGCTGTCCGGGCTGCTGCCGTCAGTTGCCCGCGTGATCCCGGTCAGTTGGATCTCCGTATCACTGACCGTTACCACCCCCGTATAGGTCATCAACTCGTCGTTGATGCGCACGGTTCCGGGAGCCGGATACTCGGACGCAGCGGCGCCCGTTACCCGCAACTCACTAATGGCCCCCTCTTGCTCATAATCAACAAGCAGGCTCCCTTCGCTTGGGCGTGGCGCCTGTGCCTTGTCGTTATCCGCGAGCTTCAGCACATCCTTGGCGGTAACCTGCACACGCCCACGAGAGTCGGGGCCGTCGATCTTGTCGATCAGGTATGTCCTGGTAACCATGTCGCCCAGGGCCTGGCCAGCGTAGCCCTCGCGCACGCGCAGCACGCGATTGTTGTAGTACGGATTCCTCGCCAGCCATTTCGACCAGAACGTGCCTCGTTCCAGCGGGTTGTACCCACGATCTGAAACGTAGGGGTCTACCAGGTTGTCGGAGTGCGGGTGATCGTTGAACGATACTCGGACCGATGCCCGTTTCCCTAGCGGGCCGCTGTTCTGACTCCCTCCCCCGGGGTTGATTTCCGTAGGGGCAGTCGAAACCGACTGTACGCTGGGGATGCAATAGACATCCGGCAATCTCTCGCCAGGCTTGCAGAACCGTAGCACCAGTGGCTGCGGCGAATAGTTCGCGGGGTCCTGGCACGTCGTGCGCGTATTGAAGCACTTCCGGTCGCCGGTGACGCCCAGCGCCGCAGCGCAAGGCGAAACGCCATAACGATGCTCACAGAAGTCCTGCTCGATCTCGATAACGGTTTGCAGTTCCCGGCCTACTGTCGTCTCGTTCATGCGATCGCCTCGACCGAAAAACCGACTGACATCAGATCGCGCTGCCCCTGGTTGGATGGCTGAATATCGTCATTGCACCAGGCGTACAGCACCTCCTGCGGAAACTTCAGCGGATACCACGCAATGAAGAACGGGTACTTCCGAGCTGACTCTACGAATGGATCGAACCACTGCCGGTACCAAGCGGCAGTAAGGTTTTTCCAACTATAGGAAGTCGCGTAGCCCTCACGAATAATTGACCGACCCAGGAACTGCCCACCTTCGCTCTTGTTCGGCAAGATTTCCGTCTGGCGAGACAAAGTTCCAGGCGAGTGTCCGCCATATAGGCCGCGCTGCATTTCCAGAACGCGGCCCAGGTAAACCACGCCGATAGATGCCACTGAGTTATAGACTCGAATAACCCAATACCGCGCTGTCACTGGTGCGAACAGCAACATCATGGCCTTGTCATCAGCGGGCTCGACCGTCTCCAGTGTCACCCACGTGGCGTTGTCGTCGCTGTACTCAATGACGATAGTGGCGCCAGACGACCCTAGGGTATGACTTGCGATGCCGATATAGTCAATCTCAACCGGTGCTCCCGCATCCCAACCTGCCCAAGCGGGCACGGATGCCGGTCGCCACCGCTCGTACGTCATCGGGTTAGACAGCGCTGCCCCAGGAAATCCCGGCGTCTCGCTACTGACGTTCAGGATCGCGTCCCGCGTGATGGTCTGCCAGCCAATCCTCGCATGGTTCAGAGGGTATCCGCGTCCATCCGCATGGTCGCCCTGCTCTACCAGGCTCGGGCTTACGACAATTACGCTCATGCTACCCTCAGTCGGGCGCCGTCGCCCACAGCTTCGTTAATCGCGCTGATCAGATCGCGCACGGCCTTGCCAGAATACAGGCCATCGCCAATGTTGATCGTTACCGCCGGGGACTGCGCTTGCTGTTGTGCCCCCGCTGGCTGAGGTCCGCTGGCGGTCGCGTCGGATGGCTTGGAGTATCCCGACGACGGCGACCCGCCCCCGCCATACTGGGTGTTCTTGATTGAGGCAATCTGTGCTGCGGTAGCAGCGGCAGCAGTGGCAGCAAAGGCAGCGCCCAGCGGGGGGCCACCAATCTCTGTCCCCACTCGATATGCCTGCGTCACCGCTTCATAACCAGATAGAACTGCCCGAGAGATAGCCGCAATCTTGCCGATCTGGAACATCTTCTTGTTCCCGCTGTCCATGAGAGACGCCAGATTTCCGAGCATTCCATCCATGACGGAAACTCGTTTCGCTCGCTCCTGCTCGGCGATCTTGATCCGAGCCGCAGCAGCGGCCGCGTCAATGTCAGTTAGGCGTTCCTGGTGCTCCTCTGCCAGGCGGAGCTCGGCGATCCGGCGCTCATCCTCCGTATCCTGCCTGTCCCCATAGAGTTCATCTATTGCCGCCAGCCGTTCTACGTACCCCTGTATCTCAATCTCCGTTAAGGCGGCCTGCTGCTCAGCGGAAATTCTCATCTGATTGCTCAGATAGTCCTGGTAGCCAATCAGCCGCCCCTCGTATAGTTTCTGATTTCGATCCAGATCTTGTTGAGCATCTGCTTCGGCAATCTTCGCCATGTTTTCAGCATGTTTGTTGGCCAGTTGCTCTAACAGGCTGTAATACTCTCCTCGATCAACTTGTCCATTCTTAAATATTTCAGCCAACTTGGTTTGGCGCTCTAGCGCCTCGGCCACCTCCACTTGCGTTCCTTCGCCGGCATACTTCTGTATTTGCTTGAGTTCTTCTTTAAGTTTCTCTATTCGGGTCTTTTCTTTCTCGGCATCTCGCTTTCCGCTAGCCTCGTCCTTCTTTCCTTGAGCAGCGGCTTTTTTCTGTTGCTCATATCGCTTCTCAGCAACATCTAGAGCGTCTATCTGAACCTTCAGTTTTTCCCGCTCTGCATCCGTTAGCTTGGAAAGCTCGCCATGCTCTAGGTCATAGCGTAAAGATGCTGCTTGGCCGGACACCCCCATAAGCGCGATCTGTTTTTTAATGATCGCTTCCTGTTTAAGGAACTCGGCAGATAATGACGCGGCCGCTCCAGCAGTAGCCGCTCCTGCCGCAGAAGCCACTGCCTTGAGTTCGCTCATCCTTCCTGTTAGTCTTTCCACGGCAGACGATGCAGTGTCTAAATCCCCTCTAGCACGGATCAATGCCTGTTCGAACTCAGCGAGCAGCGGCGACCCCGGGGGGATTCGTTTCATTTCCTGACTCAGGCCCGCTATATTGTCCTCAAGAAGTTGTACGCGCGACTTTGCCTCATCCAGAGGCGACTGAAGATCCAGCATCGCTTGACGCGCTTGGTTCTGGGTTAGCTTGCTGGCTTCACTATTGAACGCGTCAACCCTTTCGGTCAGCGCCTCGATACTCTGCTTTGCCTGATCTCCACCACGCCCGAACGCGATCAAGGACGTAGCCGCAACCGCGGCGAGCGTAATAAATCCTGCCGGGCCGCCAAACAATGCCGCCAAAGAACGTCCAACGGTAACCTGTGCTGCCTGCGCGGCTGTGACACGCTTCTCCGCAAGCTCAAGCGCGATCTTCGCAGCCGTCAGCTTGCGGGTAGATACGTCCGCAGCGTTTGTCGCCGCAATCTGCGCCATCGTTGCCCGAGCCTGCACTAGCTGAGCCTGAGACAGCCTTATTTCCTCTGCTGTTGCTACGCGTTTGGCTTGATATGCCGCCACCGTCGCTACGGTAGACGCGCCCATTCTTCCAATGTAAGCAGCTAGTGCGGTAACAGCCACACCGCCAGCGATTTTCGCCAGCGTCTCGATATGATCGGCCAGGAAATCAATCCCGCTAACTAGCGCAGCAGTTGCGCCGCTAGCCTCATTTTGTATTCCGATCAGGTTTTGGAAGTTGTTCGATACCCTCTGCAAGGCATCACGCACAGTGGTAGGCATCTCACCCACTTTGCGCATGTTGTCATCGAGGGTTTCCAGCAGGGCGGTATTGATCTCGTTCAGGGCGAGTTTGCCCTCGATGCCCAGCTTTCGGATCTCTTCTGCAGACTTCCCGGACGACTTCGAAATAGCGTCAATTATCGTAGGCATGGCGGACAGGATCGTCTGCCACGTCTGAGAATCTACCCGACCGGTCTGAATAGCCTTGGAGTAAGCGTCAATGGCCGCGCGTCCCCGATCCGCGCTGGCGGCATTTGTCACCAGCAACGCCGAGAAGCTATCCGTCAGATCAATCGACTGCTCCAGGGAATACCCGAGGCTGCGGATTGACTGGGATGTCTGGATGAATAGCTCTTGCGACTCCTGCAAAGACCGATAAGTGCTATTGGCCGACTGCACCAGACGACTTTGCACCAGGTTGTACTCTTCCTGGCTATTCGTGGCCTGCTTGATCCGGCTGGCTACCTGCCCCCAGTTATCGGCAATGTCGATAATCTTGACCGCCGAAAATGCAGCGGCGAAGCGCGCGCCGAGCGAAGCAATGCTGCGCGTAGCCATTTGCGCTTGACGATCAAAATCGTTAATGCGCGCAGTGGCCTCACGCAGGCCGCGATTCAGGCCAGTAGTGTCCGCCCCGACCCGGACAAACACACCGCCGATCTGGCTACCGGTTGCGCTTGTTGCCATTCTTCATCATCCTTTCAAGGCGGTCAACATCATCCTGGGTCAATGACCCCGCGTAATCCCGCTCTTTGTCCCGAGGCCGCTTGATCTCGTAGATACGCCACCATTCCGTCGGCGTCATATCCCAGACCTCGCTTGGGGCAAGGCCCCAGTTGCATACGGCCAGGTCATACAGGACGCCCCAATCAACGTCTTTTATTTCTTCTTCACTGCTCGCGTCTTGGGGCTTTCCGCGTTTCCCTTATTAGGGTTCTCCGGGAATGCCGCCATCACAATGGCATGCGCCATGCTTGTGACTGCATTCTGATCGCCGTGGATAAGTTCGACGTATACGTCATCTTCGGTCGCAGCCACCCCGGCAGCCTGGAGAAAGACAGCAATGGCCGATGCGATATGCGTCAACTTCGGCGCTCCGGTCCCCAGGCTATGAGCCAGAGCCGAAAGCGATACCTTCTGCTCCACGCGATTCAGCAGGGCAAGCGTCGGCTTGATCGTGTATTGCTTGCCCTTCCATCCAATGGCGACTTCCTGAAAGATCGCGGCCATTATGCGGAGGCCTCAGGAGTGAACACCCAGGCGCCGGAGGACTGGACCGTCGCCGAGAAAGTCACAGCGTCTTGATACTCAGCGCCAACCTCGAAGTTGCCCAGGAAAAAGTCGCCTGTAATGGTCCCAAGGCCGGGGATCACGAGCGCGTACTGCTCCAGGAAATTGTTGGATGCTGGGTCAAACGCGATCAACGCCCAGTCGTCTTGGCGCATGATGCCTTCGACAGACATGTCGATCGAGCGAGTGGCAGGAGTATTCAGCAGCGTGCGGAACGCGCCGTCGCAGTCCTGCGTAATGTCGATGGGTTCGCCAGCGATGGTAATGGTTTTGGTACGCGCGCAGATTCGAGGGCCAGAATCATCGGTCCCCACGTAAAAGGCGACGTCGCGACCAGCAATAGCATTCAAGTCAGCCATGGTGCAAAACTCCGTTAAGAGTAGGTGGTAAGGAGACGGAACCGGATAACGCCGTGGCGAGTGATGCCGTCGGGGTCAAGAAAGGTTTCTTGAAATGTCGCCTGCAGATCTACGCAATACGTGTCGTCTATCGGCAGGTTGTATCGGTGCAGGGATTCATAAACCGCCTGCAAAATCTGTTTCGTTCGCTTGCGACCCTGGGGCCCGCCGGCCTGCGAGGGTCTGTCCCACACGTGGATAACAACATCCGTGTCCGCGCCCAGCCCACAATCCTGGCTCCACTCGACTGCCGATGCCTCACCAATCACGATGTAGGGAAACACGGTGTTCTGCGGAACATCGTCATACACTCGGGTACCGACAAGCGAGACAACGGGCGCGTCAGTAGTAAGCCGCTGGTAGATCGCGACTTGAACTTCCCACTGATTCATTGGCCTGACCTCTTCCGGGCGATCTCGACAATCCCACGCAGCTTCTTGAAGAACTCGAATCGGTTCCGCTGCAAAGCCGGCCCCAAAAATGGCCGGGCTGGCATCTGCTGGATTCCGAACTCAAGCCACGCTGCCTTGAAATCATTCGTGTACACGTCTGCGACCGTTCCCCGATAATCCACGCCAAGGCTATTTACGAGCTCGCCACTATCCACGTTCGGCGCTTCACCTGGCTGAGAAACCGGTCGGCCACCTTTTATCTGGCCGTTCGACGTATTCCGCATGGATCGCTGCGCACTATCCAGTACCGCATCGGCCGTCTCGCTAACCACATCGGCGATCTCGGCGTTCATTGACTGCTCAAAGCTCCGGATCTGTTTGAGCGTGGCCTGTATGCCAAGCGTGCCAGCGCGTCGAGTAGCCATTACGTCGGCACTCCTTCCTCGACCTGGAGCTCCATCTTGTCGTTGAGCTCGTTGACGTTGACAACCGCCCGGATCTGATAGGCGTTGCCCTTGTACAGAATCCGATGCTTGGGCGTGATGTCGTCCCGATACCGAACTACCAGCCGGTGGACCACCCCGGATTGCAACTGCATGGCCTGCAGGCGTTCGTACATGCTCTGGTGCTTCCAATGCGCCCAAACGGAAAAGACCGTCTGCCAGGTCTTGACGAATCCGCCGCCGCCGTCAGGCGTCGTGATTTCCTCCTGAATCGCAATTCTGGAGTTCATGGGGCCCGCTCGCATCACACACCCATCTTCACGCGGTGGGGCATCAGCAGGTACTCGGCGCCAACCGGAATCTTGGCAAACGACACGCCGGCTGCCACGTCCTCACGGTTGGCGTACAGGTGCCCAACCGTCAGCAGGATTGCCGCGCGGATCAGGTCATTGACCACCATCGGATCGTCGCCTGCCGTACCGGCATTCACTGCGGCATCGAGTTCGGCCTGATCCGCGTACACATTCCGACCGAGGAAAGATTGCGCCGACAGCTCCGCGGCGTTGATCCAAAGCGCGATGAGGCTGTCTTCCTCTGTCTCGTCCACGCGCAGATGCAACCGCGCCTGCTCCAATGTCACCAGCGCCATTACTGCCTCCGGAAGGCGTAGGAGCCTATGCCCTCGCGCCCAATCTCTGTTTCGACCGTGTTGCTTTCGACGCACGCGAACCCCTGGGCTGCCATCCATCGGATGATGCCGTCATGGGTCCAGTACCAAATGTGTTCGTTCTTGCGGAAGTGCTTGCTCCGCAGGCAGTGATCCGCACCTTCAAATATCGGTAGGGACACGAAGACCCATTCCCGCGCCTGCTGCACCGCCGCGCCCGGGTCCTGGATGTGTTCCAAGCTGTCCCAAAAGGACAGCGCTGCGCACGTGCCGGCATACAGATCCTGGTACCAGCCTCGCTCGCGCAGCCATTGCACCCCGGCCGGGTTGACGTCGTATCCGTACGTCTGGCTCCGTGCCTCCACAAACTGCCCACAGCCGATGCCCACATCGAGCAGGGGTCCCTCGTAATGCCGGGATACCAGATCCACCCGGGCCTGAGTCAGCGCACGGCCTATCTCGGTGTCAGCGTTCTGGCGGTACTTGGCGAAGTACTCCGTGTCGTAGGGCATGTCCTCCGGCTTCACCGGGTAGTAACCCATCCCGTACTCGGGTAGCCAAACCAGGCCGGTGCTTGCCTGTTCCGAAAAGGCCTTGTCCATCCAGCCAGGCGCGGAAACCTTCGTCAAATCCATGAATTTCCTTGTTGCAGTGGTGGAGCATGTTGGTGCACATGCACATCTTCTTTGGCTCCGCCCAGCCCACCTTCGATAGATCCATCCATGGCGCTGTTAGCCTGGATCGATGGTTATGGCCGCCCTGCCCACCGTGAATCACATAGAGGGGCGTTCCAGCCGCGATACATGCGGGCACGATCCAACCCACTCCCCCAACTACGACGTCTGCCGCTTGGATGGCCCCCAACAGTTGGGACACATCCCACTGCCCTCGGTGCAGTACCAGATCCGCCTTCGGCGCCGGGCCGACAAGCCATTCCTTGCCGGGCTCCAGGTCAGCGACCGACACGACGTAGTACCCGCGCCGCTTCAACTCATCGACTGCCGCGTGCACATACTGCGGGTCGGGGTTCCTGGCCGGGTTGTGCCACTCGGCCCGCTCGGTCACCGGCCTAACAATCGCCGTGGGCTTTCCTGGCCGCAGCGGCGATCCGAACTGGGGCAGATCGAAGGCCCCTGGGCGAACCCCCGACTGCCGTCGCATCGCATCCAGAATCGAGCCAATCGCCAGTTCGCGTGGCCCATATGCAACCCGAACTCTCCTGGCCCCTGCGGGAGGGCTCACCCAGCGGGCCCGCGAGCGCTCAGCGTTCTTGGCTTGCGTCCTTAGCTTCGTGTTCGGCTTGACCAGATGAAGGTCGAGATCCGAGTACAGTTCCGGCCAGGGAGTGACCACATAGGCACCCGGCATGTTCTTCAGAAATGCCCGTTGGTAGATCGAATCCCCCAATCCATGCATTCCGTCGACAATTACCGTGCCTTTCGACGAACGTGGCCGAACCGCTGACCGCTGTTCGCTCAAAGCCTCCTTCAAGGTAATTCGGTCGAAGCAAGTCAGAGCGGTAACCCTCGTGCAGTTCACGATCGCCACGTCCCTAAGACGCGAGGCGAGTTGCGTGAACTGCGCAGGCCAGTCTTTCACGCCACCGGCATTGCCCAGCCCTTTGGGATGGTCCTCATGCCAATGGGCTCGGCCACCAGTGAGCTGGCAGTCGTACCCGAGAAGGATGATCTGCCTGGCGCCCCAATGCGCTGCCAGGGCAATCGCTCCCACTCCAGAGTTTTTCCCCCGGTTGAAAATCTCACGCCGCACGCCTGGATAGCGAATCGGGGCCCATCTCTCCCCGGAGAAAACCTGCTCCGCCTCTTTTCCGTAACTCTCCCACCACACCTTGTCCATGGCGTACAAGACGTCCGCCCATGGAGCCATCCGGAACGTGGTGTTCGTTACGATTACTCCGCGGCCTTTTTCCGCCTTCCGCCACGCTTTGACGGCTGCGCAATCGTCTGCGGTGAGACTTGGGCCACTGGCGATGCAGACAACGGTATGCCAGCGGCCTGCGGAGGGACATCGCCTTCCGTGAGTTTGGCAAGCCCACGCCGCACAAGCTCCTTAGCCTGTACATCGCTGACGTCAAACTCGTCTCCGGGGCGCCTTACCCCGCCGTGCATGAAAGACGACCGCGCAGTCACCATCACCATTCAGGATCTCCGATAGAGGCGGGGCCGAAGCCCCGCCCACGCCTTAAGCCGAAACCGGCAGACCGTCGAAGTCGCCCTTGACGAACGACTCGGGACGGTACACCGACAAGCCCACACGCTCCTCGCACAAGATGGTGACCATGTTCTTGACGAAGTTGTCACGGTCTTCGGTCGAAACCGTCACCGAAACGTCTTCGCGGTCCCAGCCCTGCGCGCCCTGCTGGAAGGCGCCGACCAGGAAGTCGCCGGCATCCATCGCCTTGGTCGGAACGACCGGCCGACCCCACAGCCCAGGGGTGGCCAAGCCGGTGGGGGTGGCGAACAGATAGGCGTTGTCCGTGGTCTTGGTCAGCTCGATCGCCGCCCAATCGATCGGGCTGAGCACGATGCCGTCGGCGTCGAATTCGGCCAGAGTCACCTGCAGCAGAGCCAGGCGGAGGCGGTCAATCGCGGTTTCCGCTTGAACCGTCACGCCCGGGTTGACGTAAGTCGTCGCCTGCGTATAGATGCCGTTCAGGTTCAGGCCAACGCCCGAGCCCTTCAGAAGCTGCGCTTCTTCCTTCAGCTTCAGGCCATAGCGCAGGCGTCCGTCGATATAGCTGGCCAGCATGGCAGCGTCCGACAGGACTTGACGCGAGGCGCGCACCCAGTGAGCGATCGTGGCAACCGGGTCAGTGTCCAGCTCAAACCTCAGATCCGACTCCGGCTTCGGGTTGGCCGGGTTTTCCGAAACGACGTCCGCGTTGTTGGTAAAGCCGGACTCCCGGACGTACTCAATGCTGTTGGAAGTCGTGCGACCCCACGACAGCAAGTCACGGATGAACAGACGCTGCTGAACCGGTTGGATCAGGCCAACGCGGGTAGGCTGAATCAGTTCACCTGCCGAGGTGTCCAGGCTGGTGACCGCGGCCTTCACCGGGACAGAGAAGCTGCCCTTGGCGCCACCGGCAGCCTTGGCCGCGAACGCATCGAAGCCGTCAGCTGCGATGAACTCTTCGCCCATCGACTTGGGCCGACCCGCTCCGCCGCCGCCTTCCATCTTGACGATCAGCTGCTCCGCAGCTTGCAGGCGAGCTTGCAGTTCGCCTTGCTGCACCAGCAGTTTGTCGACAGAGGCCTTGGTTTCTTCGGAGAGCTTGGCGTGGGCCTTGATCTCTTGCTGCGACTGCTCGGCGTAACGCTTCAGGTCGTCGCCAACCTGCTTGAGATCTGCTTGGACCTGCTTGTATTCCTGTTCAATTGCGCTCATCGCAATTACTCCTATATCCGTGGAACTTCGAACTTTGTTCGGGGCATGGGCCCCACCGATGCAACTACGGCTGAATCGCTCAGGCCGTGTTCGGTGGAATCGCGCCCACCGCTGCCAGCCGAATCCCTCAGGCTGGACTTAAATTCGTAGATCAGGCGCTGCGCCTCGCTACGGGGCATGCCCGAGCTGCGCAGAGCCGCCTCCAGCCTGCGCACGGCAGCAGCGCTCGCTTTGGCTTCACCTTGGGATACTTGATCGGACGGCAGAAGCTCGTCAGCGAACCCACCGTCAATTGCTGCGCTGCCGCCTATCCAGGATTCGGCGTCCATCAGCTTCTGCATCTCAACCACCGGTCGCCCGGTCCGCGCGGCATAGATGTCCGCCATCGCCGCGTCAAACGGCGCCAACGTGTCAGCGGTGGCCTGCAGGTCGTGGCGATTCCCAACAGCCATAACCCAGCAGTTGTGGATCATCAGGAACCCGGCGCGTGCAATCTGCACTGTGTCCCCCGCCATAGCGATGACAGACGCAGCCGAGGCCGCAAGGCCAAGTACCTTCACCGTCACCTCGCCGTCGTGTTCGCGAAGCAGGTTGTAGATGGCCATGCCCTCGAACATGTCGCCGCCCGGCGAATTGATGTTCACCGTCACCGGACCCGCGCCAATGCTGCGCAATGCCCCGGCAATCCGCTTGGCCGTCACGCCTTCCCCGGTCCACCAGTCTGTGCCTATGACGTCAAAAACGCTGATGCTGCGATCGTCGCCGTCCGCTGCCGCTTGGATGCCGGTGTTCCAGCGGTCCAACGCCCGGGGCAGCAGCTGGCCCGCCACGCCCGCGCAGGGGCTTCCCGACGGAGCAGTCGGCAAAGTTTTCAAAGACATATGCTTACCCTTCCTGGGATTGGGTCACGCCCAGTTGATTGATGGGCACGAGTGCCGTCTGAACGGTCAGGACATCAGCGTTGCCACCCATCGGCGGCAGGTTTTCGAGACGACGCACTTCATCGCGCGTCATGATCCCGTTGTTGACCATCGTGGATTCGTACTGAGCCCGAGCCGCACTATCCGCGCGTAGAAGCCCCTCAACGCTGAATTCAGCGTAGTAGCGGGTCTGGTCGTACGGGGCGAGCAGATCCTTGTTGATGGCCTGCTCTATGCGAGTCAGCCAGGGGCGCAGCGTGAACGTCAGAAAGCCGATCATCTGCTGCTCAATGCCAGTTCCCCAGCTGGTCGAGTTGCTCGTGTGCCCGACCATGTGAGGCGGAACCCTGAACCAACGGCAGAGTTCCTCCACGCCAAACTGCCGGGACTCGATCAGCTGGGCATCCTTCGGGTTGATGCCAATCGTCTTGGCGTCAATTCCGCCCTCAAGGACCGGCGACTTGCCTGCATTGATCGCCCCGCTGATGAGCTCGATCGATTTCCGGAAGTCGTCCCGTTGCTCCGGCTTGAGCACCCGGTCGACGGTGAACGCCACGGTCGGCGCCAGGCCCTTTTCGAAGGTGCTATTCGCAGCCGACGAAGCAGCCAGGGCGGATCCGAAAACGCTCGACCCGTATTCGATGACGCTTACACCCCAGTCACCATCCAGAGTGAAGCCTGGGATTCGAAAGATTCGGCTCTCGGGGATCTCCCTCTGTTCGCCGTCGCGCTCCGTGTAGCGAAACCGCCTATTCCCCTTGATGTCACGAGAAACTGTCAGCCGGCCTGGAACTAGAAACTCCAGAGCCACCAGCCGATTGCCGATGTACTTCTTCTCCGCGAAGCCATTCCCGCGCAGCAGCATTGAGGCTATCACCGCCTCCCAAAACACAGCTGCGGTCGAATCCGAGTTTGGCCGGGAATGGATGATCGTATAGATTGGGTGCCCATCGGCACTCACGCGACCAGCCCCCGACCGCATGTACAAGCCGAGCGGCAGCGTGGATATCGTCTCCGATATCAGGCGTGTACATGCCCATACCGTAGATAGCTGCAGGGCAGTCTTCTCGTTGACCTGCTGCCCGGCAGCGGAGACCCCGAATTGCGACCAGAAGTCAGCGTCAGTCAGGCCTATGGGCACCCCAAGCCAGTCCAACAGCGCGGCCCTGATGCGACCGGGCTTTGTCTTGGTTTTCATACGATGATGGGATCCCTGAGAAAGTCGGTGAAGTCGTCCTCGGCCTCAACGTCGACTGGCATGGCGCCCACCGCCATGGCGAGCGCCACCATGCCGTCAATGCGGCCTGACACCTTCGATTTCGTGAATTTCCTGTTTCCGGCTGGGTCCGACACCGCCACCGCATTGGCCGCGCACATCGTCAGTACCGGGTGATTGCCGTGGCGCAGCTTCTTCGCCAGCAGCTTGCTTTCCAGCTCGCGCAGCGCCGGGCTCATGGACACAAAGCCCTGACCGAACTCCACGAACCGCTCCAGCTCTTCTTCGTCAAACCCGACGCGCTCGAGCCAGGGCCTGAGAAACCGCATGTTGTAGCGATCAAAGGCAAGCGCCCGAACGTCGTAGGTATCGAACACCTCGCGTAGGTGATGGGCAATGAACTCGTACTCGATTGCCCGCCCGGGCGTCGTAAGCAGTAGACCGTCACCAGCCCACACGTCATACGGCACCCGGTCATTCCTGGACTTCTCTTCCAGTCCTTCCTCCGGCAGCCAGAAGGTCGGGTAAACGTCACCGGCCTCCGACACCAGAACCAGAGCCGTCAAGTCAGACACGCTCGATAAGTCCAGCCCGCCGTAAACCGTTTGTCCTCGGCAAGGCTCGGGCTGCGCCCCGTTCTCCTGCCAGATCGCCCTGGCGATGAACGGATTGCTTGCCTCTACCCGCTGATTCAGGATCAGGTTCCGGTAAGACGCCTCCCGGCTCGGTAGGCGCTTGGCATCGGCTGCCTGGCGCCTGACCTCCTCCTTATTCATGAAGTCGTCGTAGTGCGGGTTAGCCGCCCGGATCGCCTCTTCCGAGAACGGATCCAGATCGAGCGGTGCCGAGTGCAGCACCACCTTCTGCCTCGGGTCAGCGCCGGTCAATGCATCGTCGATCAGCAGGCTCAGCAGGTCCGCATCTGTCGGCGCCTGCGTGCTGATCACGATCGACAGCGGCGACTCCTGAGCCGCACTTGCTGTTTCCAGCGCCTCGTACAGTTCGAACCTGGGCCCGCGTACCTGGCCCAGCTCATCGTGGATCGTCAGTACCGGGCTCAGGCCGTAGGCCGTACTAGCCTCAGCCGACAGCGCCCGGTACAGCGTCCCCATTTCGGGGCAGAACAGTTGCTTGGCCGTGTCGCGGATAACCACGTACTGCGACAGGTCCGGCGACATTCGAACTACCTTCGCCGCCAGAGCGAACAGGATCGCCGCCTGCTCCCGCGACTGCGCTGCGCTGTAAAGCTGGCTGTTCGGTTTCGCCTCCGGACCGCACAGGTGGAGCAATAGCAGGAAGGCCGACAGCGCCGTCTTCGCGTTCTTCCGAGCCATGCTCAGAATGAACATCCGGGTCGGCGTGTCGTAGATCTGTTTGATCCACTTCCGCTGGTGCTTCGTCAGTTTGACCGGCTTACCTACCAGCTTCCCCTCAGGGATGCGGCAGTACTGCTCGATCCACTGGATGTTGCGGTCGCCACGCGTCAAACGTCGATCGGCGCTTCCCACGGCTTCCTTGCCCGCGCCTGACGAGCGTTCGCCCGTCCCGCGGTAGTCGGGTGATCCACCGCCTGCCGGGTGATGCGCAGCCTGGTAGCCAGCGACGACGCCGCTCGCCCTTCCCGCTCTTGCATCGCCAGCAGCCGGTCATACCGCTTCAGGCCGTCGTCATCCGCCAGCCAGGCGCGGTCAAAGTTCATGATTTCTTCGGCCAAGATCCGGGACTGCACGATATGACGGCAGTACTGCTCCAGAAGTGGGCCATGTGTCGGAGTGAAGGCTGAGGCCGGCTGATCGTTGACGACCTCCAGCCATACCGCGCGCTCCGCATCCGTCAGATGCACCGGCGCCGGCAGACGGTCGGAGCTGGCAACAGGCGCAACTTGGGCAACGACAGTCATTTCCGCTGTCGACTTACGGCCCCGAGTGCCCATTCCCTGTGTCCTTCGCTAACTTTTCGCTGAATCGTTTTCAGCTTTTTTATCCACGTTTATGAAAAGAAAGCCCCCCGCGCGGTTTTCGGGCCCCCATCGCTCAACTTTTGACCCGCCCCCTCCCGGATTTTCTCCGGAATCGAGCGGCCAACCGTCGAGCCCGATGCGGCATCGATACCGCCTACCCAGGTCCTCTGCTGTCTTGACCTCATGGCAGGCATGGCACAGCACCTGCAGGTTCTCGTCCTCGTTGCCGCCGCCCTTGTGGACTGGGGCAATGTGATCCAATTCGAATCCGCTTGGGTACTCAGTCAGATTCCTGCACCTGGCGCAACGTGGGTCGTGTGCCCATATCCTCAGTCTTGCCTGCTGAAGCCTTCTTCCTCTCAGCCGATCGTGGGGCTCTTGCTCTGTCACGACGCTCCCTTGCAGCCTGCTGCAGCTTCCTCAGCCAGGCTACCGCTTGCTCGCGTCGGCGCTGGCATTGTTCGCAGGGCATAACGGCCCACCAAAAAGAACGCCCCGCCGAGCAATGCTCAAAGCGGGGCGAGACCGGAAAGTAAGACCACAGACGCAACTACACAGCCTACGGGATTTATTCTGATTCAGTCCGGACAGTCATACAAGGTGTCCGGACAAAATAAATTCGGCCGGAACAACACACGGGATTTGATATCGCTCCCCCATCCAGTGCGACAGCTGCTTATGCGCCATTTCCAGCAGGTCGTAGTAGCGCGTGCGCGTCGCCTTCACCCGGTCTAGCTTTGTTTTGACCGGGCCCGGCCACACGTAATGCGCCACCACCACGACATGCGCCTCGGGGAACAGTCTGGCTATGTGCTCATCCACCTTGCGCAAGTCGTCATCGACCATCAGCGCATACGGGTCGGCACGCCGCTGCCCGTCGACTCGCATGCGTTGAAAGGCTGACTGACCAGGATAGCCGAGGCTGGAACGGTTCTCCCCCCGCTTCCACGCGCCCCACTCTCCCAGCAATACCTCGATATTCGACTTCACTTGGCCACACCTCCCACAAACTGACTACATTTCTTTCCATACGGCCGGCCCTTCAGGCACCGGGTTACCGTTTCCCCGAATGGCGTGAGCACTGGTTTCGCGTTGGAGCAGCCGGCACAACTGCGCTTGATGGCGGCCTGCTCGCGGCTGATCAGGATCGTCAGCGGGTCTTTAAGCTCCCACTTGCATAGCTCGGCTGTCATGACGCCTCCTGATTTCTGATCGGGTTGATAAACACCCTGACAAACCCCTTGGGCGCCATACCGCAACGCTCGATCGATAGCTTGTCTATGAGGCTGTCGTCCTCAATGACTCGGGCGTGCACCAGGCCGTCAAGCAATGCCTTGAGCATGTTGTCCAAGTCTCGACGGCGGCGGTCTGGCATGAATGCATCGATTGTTACGGCGACCCTCCCTCGGATCATCGGGACTCGATACCGGGCAGCGACCTCTAGCACGTCAGCGCGGTACACGCGCCCTTTCTCGCTGATCAAGGTGCGGCCGGCCAATTTCCCGCTGTTGGGGCTGCGCCAGTAGCTGTTTACGCTGGGCGGGAATGGGAGTTCTATAACGGTCATCGTCAGTCCCTCAACATGCTGAATTTCTTCTTGGGCTGGCTGGCCGCCAGATTCCGAGCCGCAGCCAATGAGTGCGGATCGGCATCAAGGAATCGTGAGTGCTGCCCCTCGAATACCAACGTCACCTCGCCCAACGGGCCCATGCGTTGTTTGCGAATCAGGATCTCGGCGTAGCCTTTGAGTGGGCTGTCCTCGTTGTAGTAGTCGTCGCGGTATGCCATCAGGATCACGTCGGCGTCCTGCTCGATCGCGCCAGATTCCCGCAGATCACTCATGATCGGGCGCTTGTTCAGCCGCTCTTCGACTTTGCGCGAAAGCTGAGACAGCAGGATGATCGGGCAACCGATTTCGCGTGCAACCAGTTTCAGGGCCCGGGTTATGCCGCCCAATTCCTCGTTGCGGTTCGAGCCATCCCCAGCCATGAGCTGCAGGTAGTCGATAACGATCAGATCTAGTCGTCCCTGGCGTTGCTTGATCTTTCTCGCTGCCAGACGAATGCGGGATGCGCTCGACAGGCTTGGGTCGTCGGCAATGATGAGTCTCTGGTCCTGTAGCCGCCCCAGTGCTCCCGTCAGCTTGGTGTAGTCGTCCTGGCTGAGTCGGCCTGTTCTCATGCGTTGAGTGTCAATCTCGCCAAAGCGGGCCACCGTGCGTTCAGCAAGTTGCGCGGCGGACATTTCCAGACTGATCACCAACGAAACACCACCAGCGACCGCAACGTTTTCCGCGATATTTACGGCAAACGTGGTCTTGCCCATCGACGGGCGTCCGGCGATGATGATCAGGTCGCCACTTTGCAATCCGCTGGTTTTCTGATCCATGTCAGCAAAACCTGTCGAGATGCCTGATACGCCACCCTTTTGATCCACTCGGGATTCCAGCGCGTTCAGAACGTCCGTCAACAGCTCGCCAATCGGCTGCGGATCGCGGCCTGCTTGGCGCTGATCAGCCAAGGCCATAGCCATGCTGGTGACTTTCTCGACCAGTTCAGCTGGATCCATGCCCTCGGCTGCCATCGCGGATATCTCATTGCCCAGTGCCTGAACGTCACGACGCACGCGGTGGGCGTGAACAATCTCAGCGTATCGCTTGACGTTGGCACTGCTCGGCACGCTGGTGGCGATGGAATTCAGGTACTCCAGTCCGCCTGCCTCGTTGACCTCGCCAGCCGATGACAAGCTGTCCAGAACGGTCAGCACATCGACGGGTTTGCCTTCGTTGAACAGCCTCGACATAGCGCCGAAGATCAGCCGATGATCGTGGCGGTAAAAATCGTTGGGAGCAAGCGCGCCATCAAGGCGGTCCCATGCCCCGTTATCCAGCATCAATGCCCCGATGACGGACTGTTCCGCACTCACAGAACTGACGGAAATCGGCGCCGTGGTCATGCCGCCTCCTTCGAATGAATTTTCTTGGCCTGAATGCCGACAGTCGTCAGACTGAAATGGCCTTCAGCGTTTGCGTACCAAAGCCGGTAATACCCCTTGGTCACGTAGTTAAGGAAATGCCTTCGCCAATCGGCCTGCAGACGCCGATCGTTCGCGCCGCCGGCCAAGTGCTCAGACTTGAAAACCTCCCACGCCAGTTGCACGAAATCCATCGGCAGGCCAGTACCGTCCACGTACTCCAGCAAGGGCTTGTAGCCGCTGATAGCCGTCTCGCCAGCCGTTCGGCATTGGTCGATGAAGGTTTTCAGGGTGCAACGCGCCTTGCGTTCCCGCTTGGGTTTGTTAGCCGAAGGCTCAACGGGCTCTTCACCCCCCGGCGGGGGGTTGGGGGGTGGTTCTTCCTTTCCTATTCCATTCCCTTCCTTTCCGTCAGTGACAACTCCATGAGTGTTCACTGAGTCCTCATTGAAAGCGGGCTCAGGAATGGCCGACTTCGATGGTCGGTTGATGATCTGGTGCTTCTTAAAACCCTTTATATTTAGGAACTTATCTCCATTCACTGAGTACTCAATGACTACTCCATGAGCAATCAACTCATCAAGTAAGGGTTGGCAATCGATGTTGTCAGCCGGGAATATCTGCATCTTCAGCTTCTTAGCTGAAGCGGCCAGATTGCCGTTGTCATCTGCAAAGTTCAGCATTCCGATGAACATCAACCGAGCACTCAGTGAGCACTCAGTGAGCTTTTCGTCCGTCCAGAAATCCGGCTTAATGGTTCTGATGCGCGCCATCACCGATCTCCTGCCAGCATCCGCTTGAGCGCTTCGGCCCATGCATGCACGTGCGGCGCCATAGCGCTACGCCGCTTTAACGTGGACAACTTACGCGCCTCTTTCATGGCGTCTTGATAGGCTTTCTCTTGGTTCGTCATGCCTGCCTCCGCAAGTACGCACCCAGCAGGCGCTGCATGTCAGACTCGGCCTCTTCTGGCCATTGCCGGCGCGCGCGCAACTGATCGCGGGTTTCTTGGAGCCACTGGATTTGATAAGCGGCTGATGTGGCTTTGTCGTACGCAGCGCCCTGGTCTAATTGGTGGTGGCACCCACGGCGCCCTAGTTCGTCACAGCACAGCGGAACCAGCAGCGCATCGGAGGCTTTTAAGCCCAGGCCTTTGCCCGCAGCCAACAAATTCAAATGTGCAGCCTGGGAACGCTTCGAGCGGCCGCAGCAGACGCAATTCAGCGCCGCGACGTTCATGCGGTGCTGACGGCTGCGGAACACGCTTTCAGGCTTACGCTCCGCTGGGCGCGCAAGATTCAATGCAGCCTCTACCTTGTGCCCCAGGCCTTTCGAGCGATCGGCCTTCGCGCGCTTTATGAAGACTTTGCGAACGAGTGAGCTATTCCACATTAGATGGCCCCTCCCAAGCTGGTCGGCGACCACTCGACGCCGCGCTCGTTTCCGAATGCGTGCGCGAGGTCGATCAGATCCGTCATTTCGCGCACGGTCATCTTGCTGGTGCGCTGGCCGAGCAAAACCATGCCGCCGTCGATTCCCAGCGCCATGCGCGTCTCGCGACGCAGGCCGGCGGTGAGAATGTCTTTGACTTCCTCTGCGGATACTTTGACCAGGGCGCCATTAACGACGAACTCGACCTGCTTGCTGATATCGGTCAGGATCGACCAGAGAAAGTCGTTTTGCGCCAGCGTGCGAGTGCGGGGCCTGATCTCAACCCGGTACCCGTCGGGCGCATTCGCGCAGGCATATGCGGCATTTCTGCGCACCTGAGGGCTGACCAATTGGAAAACCTGTTTGTCCATCAGCTTTTCCTCTTCCAAGTTTCCTGGCGAGCCTGCAGATACTTGAACGCTAAGCTTTCAATGGCTTGCTGCTCGCGTTGATCCACGACTACCGCGTCACTGGGAGCTAGCTGCAGATCGATCGCTGCCAGCAACTGGCAGACCTTCTCCACGTCCTCTTTCATCCGACTCACAGTGCTCGCCGATGAGCCCATGAAATCGGCCGCACGCTCCTGCGTTACCTCTGCAAGGCGCTGCAAGATCTCGGCATAAAGGCGTGCGCCGATCTTGCGTGTGATTTCAATCTGATCAGCAGATACTGCTTGCGTACTCATTTCTGAACTCGATTTAGGAATTAAAGAACGTGACTGAAACGGAAAAGCTTCTGACTGAAGCCCAGGACTTGGCCCTGCGGGCCTTTGAGTCGCCTACGCAGGAAACCGTGATGGAATTGATGCGCCGCCTGTGTGATGAGGCGGACCGTCTGCGATACGAAACCCCGGACGCTGACGATCGGGTGCTGCATTGACATCACGCCACCTCTTGTTGGGAGAGTTCGATATCGGAGCGCTTTCGAGACTCACGTTTATGGAGACGAATCAATCGCTGTCCGTCCGACCACTTCAGATCTCGATATCGACCTTTGAGAATGTCGGCTACCCACGACTGAGGCTTACCCCCCAGAGCGGCGGCGATTCGTGCCTGGGTCCAGCCCCAGGTTTGCATGTCGGAAATTAGGTTTGCCCAGTTCATGGGCCTAATTTAATCGCAATTGCGCTTATTATGCAAGCGCCATTGCGATCGAAACATCAATCACAATTGCGATATGAGCGAATTAGCATCCCGTATGAAACGCGCCAGGGCCGAGTCCAAGCTGTCACAAGCTGGGCTGGCTAAGCGCATTGGCGCCGGCCAATCAACTATAGCCAGCATCGAGAATGGCCGAAATAACGGCTCGGGCCGACTAGTCGATATTGCGAAAGCGCTTGGTGTGCGACCCGAATGGCTCTCCAATGGGGACGGGCCTATGTATGCAGTCGGTCGGGACGACGAATTAACCCCATCTTCTGAACCGTCGAAATCCTCCGTTACCATCGGCCGGTATGACACTGGCGGGAGGATGGGCGTGACCGGGATAGAGCTGAAAGATCAGCCGGGCGTAATTGAGAGTTGGCACGTCAGTAGGGAATGGCTGGAAAAGAACGTCCGTGGCTTTGCGGCCACAAATAGTTTGTGCATCGTTACCGGTTTTGGGGATTCCATGCGCCCCTTGTTTAACCCAGGCGATCCGCTGATTATTGATGCCAGCGTCAAGGCCGTGGAATTCGATGCGATTTACTTTTTCCGGGTGGGTAGCGAGGGCTTTATCAAGCGTCTGCAGCGCGTGCCCGGCAAAGGCTTGATAGCTATTTCTGAAAACTCAGCCTATCGGGACTGGGTGATTGATGAGTCTATGGATTTCGAGGTGTTCGGGCGTGTTCTGAAGGTCTGGCGCAGCGAGGATTTCTAATTTTTTCAGATCGATGTGACGAAATGAGACTTTTTTATCTATTGTTGCTATCGCCACTGAGTGCCTGTGTGGCCCCATACGAGGCCATGAAAAACAACCAGTACAGTCAGATCGATCCATCTTCGCCGCCGCAAGAGATCGTTGGCACCTGGACGGGAACTAGCGGGCCATACCTGATGACGATACGAGTTGATCAGGACGGTCGCGGCCTCTACTGCTCCAGCTGGCACACCAATGAATCCATCAATAACCTCAAATACTCCGGCGGGCGCCTGTATTTTCCGGATGGGATGACAATGACAGCCGCGACCGAAGGCGGTCAGCTAATTGCCTCCTATGACCAGAAAGGCGTGCCCCCTGTTCGGCTGAGTCGCGACGGGAATCTGGTCGAGGCGTCCCCATACTGTAAAGAAAAGCTGCGCTAACCCACCCCACCGAGAAGCTGATGAGTGGCGATGACTTGCTTATCCAGGATGCGCGGATTAAACTAAACTTGTTTAGCCGGCGCTTAGCGGCGCGCGGCAGTGAGTCTGATTGGTTAACCCCTTTCAGCGGCCCGCCTGAGGCGATTAGCAAGCTTTGGCGGGTGCCGATCCGGCCCCCCTTCATGGGGGGCTTTGCTTTTCAGAGACAAGAATGACAACAATTCCAACCGGAGTGAAAACCGGGCATGTGTTGATCTGTGATTTTGAGAGGGGATTTGTCCCGCCTGAAATGGTCAAGATCCGACCTGTTGTCGTTATTTCAAAAGCCAGCGTACATAGCCGTGGGCTTTGCACAATTGTCCCGCTATCCACGACGGCGCCAAGCCCCATTGAGCCATGGCACGTCCAATTAACCCACTCACCCCTGCCGTCCGAGTCTCAAGTATGGGCCAAGTGCGACATGCTCTATACGGTATCTTTCCATAGACTCAAATGGCCGCACAGGAAAGAGAACGGAAAGCGGGCATACATGAAGGCTCGCCTAGGGAATGAGGATTTAGATGCCGTGTTTGCGGGAGTAAGAGCATATTTGCCTGCACCCCCTGCCGTTGCGGCAAGCGCCGTTTCGGTGAATATTTCAGCGGTAAGCGTCTCTACCACCATCATCCAGAGTGAAATCCCTCCCTGGGAAGATATCTAGACTGCCCATTGCGCATCTGTCCAACCGCCCTCCCCGGGCGGTTTTATTTTGGGCTATTGGGAGAGGCAGGAGTCAATCGAGCCAGCCAGGTCGTGTAGCGACTCCACAATTTCAATGCCCGATCCGCCAGACCACGCCCCGATTGGGATAAATCCCATTTCAGGGGATCCCGACAAACGCTGGTCCATCTTTTCGAACAAATAGCTTCGTCCTTGCGGGGTTATGGATGCGTCCAGGGTATAGCGAACCAGAGTTTCGCTAGGGATGCCCAGCGTAGATTCATAGACGCGCAGGCCTCCCTCTGCTACAGCGCGCCTCTTGTCGTCAGCCATAAACCTGATTGGCTGGGCAGTGGACGGGTAGGCATTCACCCCCTTGGCGATACACAAAGGCAGTGCTTCTTTGTTTTTTGGCTCGGTGCCAGGAAATTGAAACTTTGCAGATGTGATGTATTCCTGCCCGCTGGAGCTTTTCGTGTAGGTAATGCCGTCATATTGGGCCAGCGACGGGTCTTTTCCCACTGCGCACCCAGCCAACATCAACGCCGTTCCCACGGCTATCAAGTTTCTCATCTCCGCCTCCGTAACAAATCAAGTCTGAATCGTACTCCATAAGACTCCCGTTCTGCCGCAGATACATTAATCGCATTTGCGCTTGACATATAAGCGCATTTGCGATTACAGTTCACCCATCGCATCCCAACCGCAGAACAGCCTAGGCGGAAGCCAGCTTAGTAACGGATCGGATGCGGGATTTCTCAGCAGTGCCGCAAGCCCATGCGTGTCCAGCAGTACCCGTCGAGACGGATCTAGCTGGAGAGTCGAAAGAGGAATGCCCAGCCGAGCTAGCGCAATCGGTGGACGCGATGAAGGGGTAGTAAGCGGAGAGCCCCTGAGCCGACAGAGCCGCGAGGCAGTGAGCAAACAGGAACCGTCTGGAGCTTACTGCCCGGAATTTATCCGTTAGGCCGTTCATTGAGCGCTGCCTGACGAATGAATTCGCCCCACAAATCACACCGGGGCACGTTCTTTGACAACTTGGGATTCAGGAGAGGGCGCAGCACGGTAGCCGTGCAGTGCGTAAACACTTCACAGCACGAGCGATGGACCAGTAATCCATGGACGCGGGAGTAGTGCCCCGCCCGGCGCGCCGCTGAGACGTGCCGGTAGCTCAGAGTGATCTAGGTAACCAACCCTAGCGCCTTCTTGAAGCAGATGCCAGTAGCCCTGAGCCGCTATTTGCGGGACGTGGCAAGGCGGAACCACTCAGGTAAACGCTGGTGCAGCTTCTGACAGCCGGGAAAGACCGGCGCCCTCCCCTGAATCTCACGTTGTCTTGATACGCCCCATTGGGTTGGGGCTTGGGAGATAACAGATGGACATCAAGACACTGGAAGCCCTCGGCGTAAGCGTAGAGGATTTGGCAGATCGAATCGTCGATCAAGCTGTGAGCGTTCTGCTCTCTAGTACAGGATTTGATCCTGATAGCGAAGAAGAATTCAGCTACGAATCCCGATTCAAACGCGAGATCGAAAAGCGTGTGCAGGAGTCAGTTGACGCCAAAATCGCTGCGCTGGCCGCTGAGCACTTGGTGCCTCGCGTTGGCGAAATGATCGAAAACGCCGACATGCGACAGACCAATCGCTACGGCGAGCCCGTCACGCCGAAGATGACGTTCAAGGAATATATCGCTGCCCGCGCAGAGACGTACATGACCGAGGACGTCGACCACAATGCCAAGTCCAAAGCGGAATCAGGCGACTCCTACAACTGGCGGGCTAGTGGTCCGCGCTTGACCGTGCTGATGCGTACATACATCCGCGAAACATTGGAGCAGCACGCCAAAGCCGCTGTGACCGATGTGAATAAGGTCATCGCCAAGAACATTGAGAACGCGGCCAAGGATGCGATCACGGCAGCCGCCCAGGCGATCAAGGTTACTGCGACAGCCTAACCCCACCGCCCCGGTCGGGGCTAGGAGACTGTTATGGACTATCCAGGCGAATTCAAAGTCAAGGCTGATATCCAGGCTGCCTCGCGTCATCGCCAGTGGGCCAGCGAGGCGACCGCTGATGCTTCGGTACCCACGGTCAGCGACGAGAAAACGGCGCATTGCATGGTTGCTCACGGCGGCGGCTTCATCAAATCGCTGGCCCGCACCTGGCAGCTTGCCGACCCGAACAACCGTGACCGTCTGAAGGCTGCATTTGCGCCTGAGTTCGTTCGGTATGCGCAGTTGGCTGAGTCGTTTGGCGAGGCCTGAGATGGAAACGATCGAGCGCCTGTACGCGACTGTTGAGGGCGTCTATGAGGTTCTGCAGGCTCCCTACAACTTCGACGTTGACGGCCATGACGGCGAGTGGTGGGCGCAATGCCTGCGTGACCGGGATTTCTTCGAGAACCTGAGCGACCAAGACCGTGCGGTGATGCTGGCTGGTGTAGCGCGTCTGCCGGTTACCAGCTGGTCGAAGGGCCTTCAAAAACAACTCAAAGCGGCCATCAAGGACGCGATCGAGGAATGGGCATGACTACGAAACACACGCCGGGCCCCTGGCACTGGACGCGATATTCAAGCGAGTACGGCTGCCTCGAGGATGAAAAGGGGCGGGATGTTCTCAGGGCTGTCTCGGGCATTGTTTATGACGAATACGACTCTGACCCGCCATCTATTGAGGTTGATGCGGCCGATGCGGATCTGATCGCCGCCGCGCCTGAGTTGCTTGAGGCCCTTCAAGCGCTAGACGCCCTTCGCGGGCCATTTTCCCCTACGGATGAGCGGATTAACGAGGCATGGGCAAAAGCCCGTGCCGCAATCGCTAAGGCCACCGGAGAGCAGCAATGACCACCATCTACATCCTACTCGCCCTGTACGTCGTGCTGACCATCGTCATCGCCTTTTCTGGTGACTGGTTTTACAGCAACACCTGGGATCTGGACATCGCTGGCTACGCCGCCGTACTCGTCGCCCTGGTAGCGCTCTCCGGCGTACTCGGCCCCACCCTAGATAGCGAGCCTATTGCCAAGGATGGCCGTGGGACTGCTTATGCGGCGAGACAGCAATGAAGGCCGAAGACGCCTATGCACCCGGCCTCCCCGACCCATATTTGCGTGCCCAACGTGGCCGCTCTGTAGCACTCATAGCAACCGATCAATCAGGAGCAATCGATGAGCACCGTGACGATGATATTAGGACAGTCTGGCACCGGCAAGTCCACCAGCCTACGCAACCTGGACCCCGAGCAAACCTTGCTGATTCAGGCGATCAAGAAGCCGCTGCCGTTTAAGTCTGGCGCATGGAAGATGGTCACCAAAGAGAATCCCCAAGGCAGCATCTTTGTGTGCGATATGGCGGCCACCATCGTCGGAGCCATGAAGCGCACCAAGCGCAAGGTCATTGTGGTTGATGACTTCCAGTATGTGATGGCCAACGAATTTATGCGCCGCAGTGCTGAGAAGGGATTCGACAAGTTCACCGAGATCGGCAAGAACGCGTGGGACATTCTGGCCGAAGCTGCACGCCTCCCTGACGACGTTCGGGTGTATGTGCTCTCCCATGTCGAAATTGCCGATGACGGTCGTACCAAGATCAAGACCATCGGCAAGATGCTGGACGAAAAGATCACGCTGGAAGGCATGGTTTCCATCGTCCTCAAAACCGTGGTGCAAGACGGACAGTACTACTTCGCCACCCGCAATAACGGCAGTGACACCGTTAAGACCCCCATGGGCATGTTTGACGCGGACATGATCGACAACGATCTGGCTGCCGTCGATACCGCCATTTATCAGTACTACGACCTCACCGAAGCTGCTTAATCAGGAGCCAGCATGTACGCACTCGACCCCAATGCCGCCAAGCAGGCGGAAAACACCGGCTCACGCATCACCGAGTTGGGCAAATACAAGGGCCAATTTACCCGCGCCCAGCACATCGTCAGCAAGAACACCGGAACGATGGGCATCGATTTTGATTTCGTGAGCGAGACAAATCAGCGCGCACGGTTCTCCATTTATACGCAGAAGTCCGACGGATCGACCATCTACGGCTACAAGCAACTGATGGCGATGATGACCTGCCTGGGCCTGCGCAACTTGGCAGAGCCGAAATACATCAAGGCAAAGATCTATGACTTCGATCTGAAACGCGAAGTCGAAACCGAGGTAGAGCAGTTCGCGGAATTGCTGGGTAAGCCGATTGGCCTGCTGTTCTCCATGGAAGAGTACGACGACGGCAAATGGCGCCCCAGCCTCTCAGGCGTGTTCCGCGCATCGGATGAGTTGGTTGCGTCCGAAATTCTCGACCGCAAGACCCAGCCCCAACAGCTCGCCAAGATGGTCTTGGCCCTCCGTGACAAGCCGTTCCGAGGATCACGTGGCGGCTCGATCGATGAAGGCAATCGCGCCCTGGCCGCTGCCGGCGGGGACGACGACGATATCCCATTCTGACCCAGAGGTTATCCATGACCGCGATCACACTCTATCAACTGGCCGCTGAGCACAGCGCTGCGCTCGAGCAACTGGCGGATATGGACCTACCGCCTGAAGTTGTAGCCGACACGCTGGAATCACTCGGCGGCGAACTGGAAACTAAGGCGCAAAACGTCGTGGCCTTCATGCGCAATCTGGAAACGACTGCTGCAGCGATCAAAGAGGCCGAGAAAAGCATGGCCGACCGCCGCAAAGCCATTGAGAACCGCGTCGAAGGGCTCAAGCGCTATGTGCTGGAAAGCATGGTGAATAACAACATTCAGGTCATCGAATGCCCGTTGTTCAAGATCAGCATTGCCAAGAACCCGCCCGCTGTGGAGATCGAGGACGAGCGCTTGATCCCGGCTGACTACTTCACCAGCCCGCCGCCACCCCCGCCCCAGTTGGACAAGACGCTGATCAAGAAGGCGATTCAAGACGGCTTCGACGTTCCCGGCGCTCGCCTGCGTCAGGGTGTGCGCCTGGCGATCCGCTAACCCCTTCGGGCGCCCGCCAGCACAAGCGCTTGGACAAGCATTGCGCAGCGGGTGGCGCGCCCGCCCTATTCCGAGACTGATATGACAACGCAACGACTCACGGCAGACAAGGCCCGCGACATTGCGCGAGCCAAAGACCCATCTTTCGCCGTGGACACTATCCTGGCTGGCGTCGAAAAGGCGGCTCGAGACGGCAAGTATGAGTACATCACGCGGGAGTTCGGGTTTGGCGACGGAAGTTGCTACACGAACGAAGACAAATACTCAGAACTCTGCAAGGCCATTCTCAAGGAACTGCGAGGGCTAGGCTTTGGCGCGATCGTCGGTAGCAATTGCGGGCAATTTGTCGATCTGTGGCTGTCAGTCACGTGGAGCAATGTTAAATGAGCAATCCTCACCGCAAAGCCCGGCGCAATAAGCGCTATCGCCCGCGCGAGATCCGCACCCCAATGATTGTCGGCACTGACCTCGTCCTGCGCTCGCTTGAGGCCATCGTTGACCGTCTTGAGATCGACGGCACCGTAGGCGTAGACGGCAAAGGCAATCCCGTGTTCCAGGCCGGTGATGGCGAGTGGTATGACGCTGCCGGCGCGATCGAGGGTGTGCACAAGCATTTCGACATGTTCGCCACCAGACACAAGCTGACGTTGCCGCTGGATTGCTTGCGCGAGCTGAGCATTGCTTTCCGCTATTGCGTACCGGTGCAGCAGAGCACGATGCAAAAGCTGCGCACCTCTTTGCCCGCGCTACGGCGTGCCATGTCGATGGCCGATCCCGATGAACAGGTCGATCTGCTGCGCCAGACGCAGATATGGTCTGAATTGCAATATGCCGAGGCTGCCGCATGAAATCATTTATAGAGATACCCGTTGAAGATCTTCGTGCAATGTTCGAGTACTTACCGGATACCGGTGACTTAATTTGGAAATGCGATCGGCAAAAGAAATTCACTGGCTCGAAGGCAGGGCATGTCGAACCTTCCGGGCATTTGCGGGTTGGAATCCGCGGACGCTATTACCTAGTCCATCGAGTCTGTTGGGCGATCTACCACGGGTCTTGGCCAGAGCAGTTTATCGACCATGCCAACGGAAAGCCTGACGACAATCGGATCGTGAATTTACGTCAAGCGACTAGATGGCAAAACAACTCGAATCAGAAACTGAGCAGAAAAAACAAACTTGGCCTGAAAGGTGTCCATTTTCATCGAGTTACTGGCAAGTACGCAGCCAAGATAAAGCATCGAGGGCGCTCGCGGCATCTTGGTGTTTATGTGACGCCGGAAGAGGCTCACGAGGTTTATAGCTTGGCGGCAGAAATGCTGTTCGGTGACTTCTGTCGAGAAAGCTCCGCCCCATATGGGTGCGCTGAGTTGGAGCATGCAGCATGATCTGTCTAGGAAACCTGACCATCGAGCAGATGGAAACCCGCTCCGGCGTCGAGTTCCCCGCCGAGTTGAAGGAATACCTGGCCGTTCGCCATCAGCCAGCGGCATCGAACATCGCCGCAGGTAAGTGGCATTGCTTTGATATCCCGTTCCAACTGGTATGCGGAGATATGGAAACCGCTCAGACGGTGTACGGCCATCTGTCGCCGCTGTCCGCGTCGTTCAAAGAGCCGCTTCAGATCGGAGTCCAATCATGACCACCACAACGAAGCCTATGGACGATGGGGGGCCAGCTTTCCCATGGGGCGAGTACGGATCGCACTTGGGCGGCATGTCCCTGCGCGATTACTTCGCCGCCAAGGCGATGCAGGGCCTAGTCACAGCTGAAGACCCATGGCGGGGTTACGACTATAAGCCGGTGAATGGGCTCACCATCCCTGAAAACGACGCTCGCCTGGCATATCGGATCGCAGACGCCATGCTGAAGGCACGCCAGGAGAATAGTAATGAATAACGGTTTCTGGGATCTGCCTGCTGATGAGCGCGCAGCCATCATGGAGCACGCCGCAGAACGAGGTGGAGTAGATAACTTCTTCGACCTGGACCCGGATGAGCGCGCGTGGGCCTACGACTGGGAGCATAACGATGACCGTTGACACACAAAAGCTGAGGGAGCTGATAGCGCGGGCAACGCCCGGCCCCCTGACCCTGGCCACAAGCAATTCGTGGCGCCGAATCGTTAGCTATCTAGGTTCAAAGCCGGTGTGCGTACCGTGCACGCAGCCAGACGGACACCCAGACTTGCATTTCCCCAACGGCGGCGCTGAAGGCCCTGACGCCACGTTGCTGATCGAGGCGTGGAATAACCAGCCCGCCCTGCTGGACGAAATCGACCGCCTGCGCGCAGTCATTTTAGCGATAGACAGCCTGCGCGGCCCATTTATGAGTAATGACGACGTGGCATCTGTTTGGAAACTTGTGGACGCCGCTCTCAATCCGCCCGCCCCTCCCCAAGGAGAGAGGGAATAGCCACATGGCTGCCTACTACAACGAAATCGACCCGTATGTCGCCCAGTGGCTGAGGAATCTGATTGCAGCCGGCCACATAGCGCCGGGCGACGTAGACGAACGCAGCATAGAGGACGTACACCCTGATGACCTTCGACCATACACACAGTGCCATTTCTTCGCAGGAATCGGCGTCTGGTCATATGCCCTTCGCCTCGCAGGCTGGCCAGATGATCGACCTGTTTGGACCGGTTCCTGTCCGTGCCAACCTTTCTCCGCGGCAGGCAAAGGAGCTGGATTTGATGACGAGCGGCACCTATGGCCGGCCTGGCACTGGCTCATCCAAGAGCGCCGCCCTGCAAAAGTCTTTGGAGAGCAGGTTGAAAGCCGTGACGGCCTTGGCTGGCTCGACCTTGTACAAGCTGACTTGGAAGGACTGGAGTACGCCTGCGGGGCGGTCGTTACCCCTGCTGCGGGCTACGGCGCCCCGCACGGACGCGGGCGGCTTTACTTCGTGGCCCACCCCAACGGTCAACGACAGCCGGGGCGGACGCAACAAAACCTCCGGCAGATCCAATCCGGACAGCAAGCACCACGACGGGACGACGCTTTGCGATGCGGCAGTCTTCGCGGCATGGGCAACGCCGAAAGCGAGCGATGGCAGTGGCGGACGGACAACCAAGACCAAAGGCGGCGGGAACGTTCATTTGGACCTGCAGGCGCGGTCAGCGGGTTCTGGTCGAACGCCGAATGGATCTACTGCGCCGATCGAGGCGGGGTCTATCGGCCAGTTGAACCCGGCACATTCCCGCTGGCTCATGGGGCTCCCGCCCGAGTGGGACGCCTGCGCGCCTACGGCAACGCCATCGTCGCGCAAGCGGCGGCAACCTTCATCAAAGCGAGTATGACGCTATGACCACTGACAACAAGCAATACGTTCTGACCGGTGACGAGGTTGAAAGCCTGCTGATTCAGTACAACTCGGGTCGCACTCCACCATCAGCTAATTTTCTCGCTGCCTTCGAGCAGGCGGTCCTCTTCAAGCTGCGCGTCCCTTTAGCCGATGAGCGGGCGAAATGGCAGAACGCTCAGCGCATTGCCGAACTGCCCGCAGTGGATAAAGCGCTGGCCAACTTCTGCGACGACGGCATCCAGAACAACGCTGTCTTGCTGGTGCAGGCCATTCTGGATGCCGCGCCCCATGCCATCCCCGACACAAGCGAGGCCGATGCAAGCCCTGTCGTCCCTGGCGGTCCTTATAGCGATCCAGAGGATTTGATCGCAACTTTAGAGGCCGCGCCCCAGGCCAGCGCCGACCCGACCCGACCCATGCTGGAAGGCAAGCCGCTGGATAGCGAGTTTTCCAAAGTGCTGGCCGACAATTTTGACGAGCTATGCATTCGGCCTGCCGCCGAGGATTCCGCAAAAGGTGCGGGGGATGTGGCGCTGCCGCTGCTGCCGAAGCCACAAAACGGCGGGCTGCATCACACACAAAAGGACATCAAAGACTACGCCCGCGCCGCCCTGGCCGCGCAGCCTGCCGCGAGCGCCAGCGAAGCATGCGACCACAGCGAGCATGTGCGCCCGGCTGATGGGGTATGCGTGGAGTGTGGCGAACAAGTGCAGCCTGCCGCGAGCGCGGAGCCTGCCCTGCTGCGCCAACTTGAGGCGGCCGCGAACTACATCGACAAACTGGGCGGGGATAGCAAAGGCTTTCGGATGAGCGCCCTGCTATCCCGCTACGGCAGGCCCGCAGGGGATGCGCAGCCGATCCGACTAGAGCATATGGCAGTTGCCGACGAGGACGGCCTGCGGTGGATGAGCGGTCGGAAGATGCCTGCCGGTGTGGAATCGGTGGAACTGTACGCCGTGCCGGGTTACGGCAAAGCGCCCAATGCCGTCTATGCCGCACCAGTGGCCTCGCAGAAGGCGGACGATGCGCGGGATGCGGAGCGGTGGCGTTTACTTGGTGCGGACGACATTATCCAGGTTGGCGACGAGTTCCTGCATGATGATTGCGTAAGGTGGGAGCCAATCGAGCCACATCATGCATTATGGATTGGTATGCGCTATGCGACCCTGCTTAAGCCGGCTCGACGCTTGTACGACGCCGCCATCGCCCAGCAGCGCAAGGGCGAGGGGGCAGCGTGATGGACACCTATTTATTCGCCACTCGTGGCCGACTCATCCCCATTACGACCAGAGGCACGCCCCCGATGAGCATGCCTGCGCCCATCAACAAAAACGTCAGGTTGCTCATGGATAACCCAATGACACCAAAGGTCACTGCACACACCAGTAGTGGCAACGCCGCCGTCATGTATCCATTCATTATGATGTGCTCCAACGCTCGGATGAAGGGAGGAACTATAGCATCTGGACGGCCGGAGTTCGCCTGCATTTCCGCCACAGCGAACGATGGGGAGGCGAAGAATGGCTAAGCCACTCGCAGGAAAACGACTGTATGAAGCATGGGGCAGATCCGCGCATTCGCGTGGGCTGCCCATTACGGCGGGACGCGTCGGCCGTCAACGTTGGCCAGAATGGGCAAAGTCTGCATGGGCTCGGGGCTGGCTGAATCAGCAAACTGGCGCCATGGGTACGCAGCATAAGAACGTAGGAGGCGCATGATGAATCTCGCTATTCTCGCCGCCTTTTTTGCCGGGCTACTCACCGGCTGGATGCTATGGAAAGAATGACCACCGACGTAATCGAGCGGCTGCTGGAAACGACGCGCCGCGCTTGGATGAGTGAGAAAATCACATCATGACTATCACCCTAGAAACCACCGATTTTGAGCGGATGCTGGAAGAAGCGGCCCGGCGTGGCGCCGAGCGCGCAATAGAGGATATGGTTTGCTACCACTATCAGGACGCGTGCGCACGCCTGGGCATCAGCTACAACACGCTGCAGAAGCGCATCAAGGAAGGCAAGATCAGGCCGGTGGATGGACGGATTACTGGCGCAGAGCTCCGGCGCTACCTATCCCAAGCGCGCAGCAATGCTTGATGCGTGCGGGTTGTAATAAACCATCGCCATTTTTGGATCAGTCCAGCCAAACATCTTGCACAGGTCGAGCACGTCGATTCTCTTCGAAATCATTGTCGCCGCCGTATGCCGGGTGTCGTGAAAGGTAAAGCCATCCAAGCCAGCACGACCCCGGTACTTTCGAAAGAGTGCATCCAGGCTGGCCGTCTTCAGGCCAAACACCAGATCATCATCCCAGCCTCGCATCCGATCCAGAATCCGCCTCGCACGTGTCGACAGCGGTACATCCCGGGGGCGATCACTTTTGGTCTGCGGCAAGTGGCAATGTTGCTCGTGCACGTTGTCCCATGTGAGGCCGCACAATTCCCCTGCCCTCATACCGGTGCGCAGCGCCAGCAGCATGCAGTTGGCCACCGCTGCGCTCATGGATGCCACCCGAGCCCGGGGGTCATAACCCATCTCGCGCAGCATCGCCCGCATCTCACGCCAATGAATCGTCCTGGTTCGATGCTTTGGGCTGGCGGGCTTGCGGATGTTCCGGCATGGGTTATCGGTGATCCACCCCCACTCAGTGCGGGCCGATTCAAACACCGACGCCAGCAGACTTAGTTCCCGCAGCACCGATGCGGGGCCAACCTTCTTCGATCGAGCATCACGGAAATCCGCGATATGTTGGGCAGTGACTTTGGAGATTGGCAATGCGATCGGCAGCCGGTAGGATTCAAAGGCGGCAAGCCGTATCTGCTCCCAGCGCTCGCCGCGCTTGTGCGGCGACACCTCATCGCTGTATTTCCGCAACGCTTCCTGCAAGGTATGCAAGTCACCGGGCGGCTTTTCGGCACGCTCTCGGATCTCTGCCTCTCGCCTGGCGGACCACTCTACCGCCTCACGACGAGTGGTAAAAACCCTACTGTCGCGCGCGCCCAGTAATTTAATTTGAGCGCGATACCCTTTATCGGTCTTCTGGATGCTTGCCAT